GCGGATAGGGTATCACTCCCTACAACTCTCTCTTGAAAGATGCGGGCTGATTTAACAGTGATGTATCGTCTCGCCACTTCGGGCAAGTCCGTGAAATCTAATAAGACAACCACATCAAAGGATAGGTCTTTGCCTATGTTAAAGGTGTGTTGTCGTTTGTCGTATATTCTGCTACCACGTTGAATGTACTCATTCTTAGAACTTCTGTATTTTGCTGGTGCATCAGCTCTAAGGATATTCTGTGGAAGATTGATGTTGCCATCTGAGTCAGCAACAATAGGATAATTAAGTTCGGTGTTGAAGTTCCAGCCCATAGCTTGAATACTTCTTGAAACTTCATTGAGTATAGTCTCAGCAGTTTCAGCATCTACAAGACCAGAACTCAAAGAGTTAACTGGAGCTTCACCGATAGTAGAAAGCATTGAGTTTACTGCTTCTATTTTAGATGTAGGAGTTGTCATGTTTACCTCAATGAAAAAATAAAGAGAGACACCCCCCGAAGGAGGTGTTCTCAAAAGATACAGTTATGCTACTAGAGCGATAGCTGATTTGTTACGTAGTACGTTATGACCCATTGCATATTTAGCAACCATCAAAGTACCTTGACGTTCGATCTGATACTCAGACTCAACACCAAGATCAAGTAGCTTAACAGTAGCAGCAGCGTCTTTAGTGAACATAAGTCCCTTAAGATCAGCGTCACGACCTGCATAAGCAGCAGCTCTGTTTGCTTCGTTAGCACCTGAAGGTGTGTCAGTTGATTGTGCATCAATCGGTAAGTGGTTAGACATAAAGATTTTAACACCACCAACAGTCGGAACTTGACCAGTTGCAACGCTACCGTTACCACCGAAGTCACGGTTGATAGCTGTAGAGTCAGCACCTAGAAGTAGGTAGTAAGTTTCTGGGTTCAGAACACAATACTTCTCACCAGATACATCGTGCTTGTCGAAAGTTTCTAAAGCTTTGATGATACCGTCAACAACGTCCTGCGCTACTGCACCAGCAGTGCCTTCAGCACCTACAGTCTTAATGTCAATCTTACCTTTAGCACCAGTAGAGCCATTAGATAGATTAGCAAAGTCACCGTTAGTCCACTGAGCTTCTTGGTCACCGTTACCAGCACCAGTTGCAGCAGAGTAGATTGTTGAGAAGATGTTTCTGTCAGCAGCGTTAGCTAGAGCGTTACCCATTTCTGATGAGTAGATTGAACGCACATCATAGTGGTTCATTGCTTCATCAATTTTAGGAACGAAAGCTGAACTTACTAGCAAGTCATCTACAGTTACTGTGATTTCACTAGCAGGTACTGAGCCACCAAAGATGGTTTCGCCCGCTGAGTGATATGCAGCAGTAGTAGTTCCGATAGATGGGAACTGAGCTGACTTACCACTGTTGATTGTGCGAACTCTGTGAAGAGGCATCGCAATGTTTTTTTCTTCAAAAGCAGTTAGGACTTCACCTGAAAACTGCTTGAGGAATAAAGCTCGCTTATCAGCACCTGAGCCTTTACCTAATCGAGATACACTCGCTTCTGTTGTACTATTCCAAGACATAATATTTACCTTTTGTTAAATGTTTAAATGAATGTTTAATGTTTAGTCACTTAACACTTAATCTTTCCGCTTAGATTGTCCCCGCAGGGGTCAAAGGTAATTAATTTTGTGTTTCGTTACTTTTAAAAAAGCCCCCCGAAGAGGGCATAAAGAGACTATTGTACGTTGCTACGCTCTAGTTTAGAGGTAACAGACTGACGGTATGCTGGATCACTCTTGTATCGAGGGTCTCTCATAGCTGTGGTCACTTCTGCCCATGAGCCATAAACACCGCCTGTTGAGTTACTGGATTGTCCTTCTATTAAAGAAGGGTCTGTACCCTCAGCAGCTTGATACTTTGATTGTAATCCTTGTACAGCCAGCTTGACCATATCAATGTCTCCAGAACCTACAGCACGATCAAAGGCAGCGATTTCAGTTTGACTGAGGTTATCGCCAGCCCATGAAGTCATTTGCTGATAAGATTCTTCACCGCCTACGCTTTCGTAAACAGCAGTTTGGTAGTTGTTGGCTAGAGCCTCTTGACCCTGTATCCAACTGTCAACCAAATCTTGAGAGAAACCAGCGTCTGCTAACTTAGTGTAAGCATCATCTGATAACCCTCCAGTTTCGTCATACTCTCCTTGAAGAGAGTCGAAGTTAACACCAGCAGCTTCCACTGCTTCTCTAACTTCACTAGCTTCAGGTGCAGCATCAGGAGTAGCCTCAACACTTTCTTCTTGTGTCTCTTCTACATCACCTGTACTTTTACCCTGCCCTAGTTTTTTCTCCAGCTCTGCATAGGCATCAGCCATCTGCGCTGGGTCTTTAAATTTTTCTGGCAACCAATCAGGACGCTCTTCCTTATCAGGATTGTTGTTAGCTTCTAGTTGTTCACCTTTGGCAATCATCGCATCTATGTGCGCTTGTGATTCACCTTGTTCTTCATGTGTGTTTAATTCATCTGTCATAATAGTCTCTTTTATGTTTACTCTTCTACTGGTTGCTGTTGAGCAGCGTCAGCCATGCCTTTAACAGCAGGGGCTACGCCCTTCTCTGCCATTGCCATCATCTGTTGTTGCTGCATCATCTGTTCTTGCTGTTGTTGCTCTTGCATCTTCTGCTCATCAGACTTTACTAGTCCTTGAGTATCAATACCAAGAGAAGCTCCAAGACGATCTAAGTAATCACCAATGTTAAGTTCAGATGCAATGACATCTGCACCTAGCGGTTGCAACATAGACAAGAAAGATTGTAATTTGTTTAAGTCCTGACCACGACCTAGTGCCTCAAGACCAGTTACGATCTGTGGCTTCAGGGTGTCTTTAGGGAACTTAGGCATCTTACCTTCCTTCTGCATCTTCGCAAGTAGGAGGTTGACTAGGGGAACTTGGAACTCTTGTGATAGTACAGAGTAGATACCACCAAGAGCAGTCTCTAGTTCCTGTGCCATGTACCGTACTTCCTCAGCAGTTACTCGTTCAGCTTGTCGTTGTACAGAACTGTTAAGTAGGAAGGCAAAAGACAAACGCTCTGTTATAGAGTTCATGGTCTCTTGTGCTACACGGAAGTCGTTAAACTTGTTGGCTTGTAAAGTAGTTACATCGTTAGCATCACCAGAAACAATGCCACCATTAGGTGCGTCTGCAATGCTTCGTATCTTTGTAGTGCCGTTTGGTCTAACTAAGAATAATAGTTTAGCACTTGCTGCACTACCTTCTACGATAGCACCTGTTAAGGCTTCTAACGATTTCAAATCACCAACAATTTCTTCACAGAAAGAACGACCATAGTCGCTACCGTCTACAGCAATAAACCGTAGTGCCATCCAAGGTAGTTTATCTTCAGTATAAGAACCCTTGGTAGATGGTATCATAATGTTGTGTACTTCTTGATGTACTTCAAACTTCTTACCTACTCGTTTAACGCAAGTATAAATGTCACACTCTTTCTTATTAGTGTCTGCCTGATACTCAGGGTTTTCTAATAGTGTGCTTAGTACATCTTGGGGCAGTGCATCGTAAGCTACTGTTTCCTTAGTGATGATCTTCAGGATGTTGCCCATAGTGTCACGCTGGGTTACATAACGATCAAGTCTAAAGACTTTCATACCACCTTTAGGGGGCATATGTACGAGAACATTACCAGACACAATGAGCTGCTTAAGAGCTTCAAAGGTTGGTACTCGAATAGCTTTTGATTCAATAACCTGTGTTGCTGATCTTTCGATACGAGCTAGTGCTTCCTCTGCTTTACCTCTAGCGTCTCCACCTAACTCAACGAGATCATAATCATCAATCGTAAGTCGGAAGAAAGCTTGGTTAGGGGGAAGCAGTGTCATCAGTAATTTAGATGCGAGGTTGTTAACGCCTCTAGCACCTACTGATTGGAAGGGGGTGTTGTACTGAGTAGACCCTGTATGTCCTTCAGGAGGCATAAGGGTGGGGATTGTTAACTCAGCACAAGTTCTTGCTCTGGAAAGAAAAGCATCACGATCGGCTGCCATGTTTTCATAGGTCTTGGCTATAGATTGATCGTGCATTTTTTATTCCTTTAGAATCTACCACCGATATTCATACCAGTGTTAATATTAGTTTTTGGTTTAGTAGGTTTTGAGATAGGTTCTGGTTTTTTAATAGTCATGTCAGACATGGGAGCTTTAGGTGCGTTTGCATAACTATTGTTAAGCCTTTCCCGTGACTTTCTATCTTTACGGTCGTTGTACATCTTAGACATAACTAACTCTCCTGCACACATCTTAAGCTCCTTTACTAATCTTTAAGCCAGTGCCGCTACCTGATCCTTTGTACTGCGCTCCTGAACTACCACGACCTAAGACACCTTTAGCACCTTTCTTTCTTTTCTTTAAAGCTGTAGCGTTAGAGTCAACAGCATTCTCAAGTTCTGAGGGAGCTGCCTCTGGTGGAGGCGGGGCTACTACAGTTGGTGGGGGTGGTGGAGCTTTTGGGGTTGATAAACACATAGTTAAATCTCTTCTGGTTGGTCGTCATCTAGTATCATTTCCATACGGTGTATGACGGATTGTTGTCCTTGAAGAAAAGCTATATCGTTTTCTGATATACCTCTCCTGTTGGGTAATGTATTAGGAAAGAGCTTCCTTAAATACTCTATTAATTCTTTACTTATGAATACTTTTCTTTTCATCGTTACTCTCTATAGGGGGGGAATAGAGCCAGCCCAGTGGTTACGGTAGATGCAGCCAGACGTTGGCGATGATGTGGAGGCAAGTTACTACCTCCAACACCGTTATCCAATTTCTATATTTCGCATGAACCTGACGAGCAAGCCAACTCCTGAGTTCCAGTAGTGGTGTCCTCTTTTTCATACTCTCCTAGCCTGTCCCACTCAATCTCTGAGGGGGTCTCTCGTTTAAGTTCCATATACTTGTCCTTATCAATAGCTTCATAAGGAGCTTGAGCATACACATGGTCAGTACGTGGTAGGAAGCTAATACCTGAACAACTGTCAAGACGTTCCCATAGCCATTGTCCTGCCGCTAGGAACTCGTCATCAGAATAATATATAGTAACACTAGGTTTATGTTCACACCAATGCTCCTGATATATTTCCCACAAATCTAACTGCTGTTGTACATTAAGCTCATTAACACAGGTTGCACCCTTTGGTGATTTCACAGGGAAGTCAAACACATAGTTCTCCGTGTTCATTACATCCTTCTCCCACGACACACCTGCATCTTTTAGGAACTCAGAGATAGGGTCTTTACCATCGCTTCGTACTCGTCTTATATAATAAGGTGAGAACCTAGCGTGGATACCACTAGCACTATCTACTAACTGTGACACTGTACCTGAAGGTTTAACACAGGTAATAGCTGTTGATTGATTCACACCAATCTCAGCAGCAAACTGCTTGTTAGTTTGTACTGCAATCTTCTTCAGTTTTGTTAATGTTTCTTTCAAGACTACAAGGCTGCCTTTACCAGACAACAACTTGTGATCCATGATGCCTGTCATGCTTACACCAAGTAAACACTCTTCCTTTGTGTTGTTCTTCCAAACTGATCGTACATATCTAAAGTCAGTTAAAGAGGATTGAAGTGTTCCTAGTATTGTAGCTAGTCTTGTCTTACGCTCTAATGATTCTTGTGTGTCATCTGATCGTACTACAATCTCAGACAAGTTACATACCTGTGCGGAGCGTAGGATAATCTCACTACAAGGGTTTGTCCCAAAGTCATGTCCTACATCTCTACGTCCGTTCCGCTCTGCTTGTTTCTTAGCAGCAGTACGGGAGAAGATACCACGCTCACCAGCCTTAGACTTATAGAGTGCTAACCATTCTTCCAAAAAGGTTTCATACTCTGGCTTCTCATTGTAGACGGCACTGTTGTTTGCCAATGCTCTTTGTGTTTGTGTCTCCCACCAATTCCCAGACTTCGCATGACGCATACGGTCATCAGACAAATTAGATAGAGAGATGAGAGCAGACCTACGCACACCACCAACAACAACGATTTCAGCAATCTTACAAACAATGTCATGGCATTCAATACTCGTTAGCTTACGTCCAGCAGCGTTCTTGAAAGTAGCAACAGTAAACTCGAACAACCTAACCAAAGGATCAGCCCCGCTCGATCTACCACCAAATGTTTTAAGCCTTTCACCTTTAGCCCGTAGCTTAGAGACATCCCAAGAAGGCACTTGACCCGAATACAAAAGACTAACCAGCTCACGGAAAGCTTTAGCCCAACCAATTTTACTGTCTGCAACATGGATTGTAGTTTCTGTTTCATAAAAGTCCTCACTTATAATAGGTAACTTAGCAACAGACTGACGCTCAACAGAGAAGCCTACACCTGTGCCACACATTAATACATATAATATTTCATCAAACACTCTTGGGTTATCTACTGCTATGTAGCTACAGTTAAACCCTGCCATGTTATCACGCTTAAGTGCATCACCCGCTGTCATTAGACAACGCATTGATGGCATTACTTCTTGCTTGTAGATTGCACTAAACAATTCTTTAGCTAGTGCCTCGTCTATCTGTCCACGCTCTAACCAGAAGTTTATGTATCGTTGTACAGTTTCCTTCCAAGTCTCTCTTCTATTATCTTCTTCCCGCCACCTAGCGTAACGGGATTTGTGTATGTATTGTTGATATGAGTCCATCAGCGGTCATCTCCTGACCCCTTGAGGGTGTCATTAATTTTTCTTTTGTATAGTTTGTTTAAGTTGTTAAAGGCAATGTCGCTAAGATTGAGACCCAGACGATCAGTGAGAACAGCAAGATACCAGAATACATCACCCAACTCAGAAGCCATTTGATCTTTGAAATCATAAGGTTCACCATCTCTTAATTTCTTTTTTACTTTCCCTGCGACTTCACCAGCCTCAGAGCATAAGCCCATTGTTAAATATTCTTCAGCGACATCTTCATCAAAAATAATAGTCTCTGAACATTTGCTCTGATACCAATCAAAGCCTTCAAACATTCCTGTTAGTTGTTCGTAGGATGCGCCACCTAGTGCATTTTTCATTCCCAGTTTTCTCCCTTTGTGCTTTCCATCAATTCAATCATTTTGTTTAAGTACCAGACAGCTTTTTTAGCATCCTGTATTGGCTTACCTTTATTCCATAATCTAGTGCTGGTGTATTTAATTACGTTACCGTGGCAATAGGAGATAGCATCAAACTCCCCTAGCACATCTACAATGTAATCTATTGTTTCTATCTTCCCTGCATTGTAATGCTCTGGGCTATTGATAGGATCAGGTTCTCTCTCAGTTATCTTAACCTCTGAAATTACTGCATCCATAAACTTACCTCCTGTGTTTTAAAATCATATTCACCGTCACGTAATATACGTGCCAGCCTTGCGTTCTCTACGGCTACTTCCTCACCTAAACCTTTGTCAGCAAAAGCATCAACAACGGTCTGCCAAGTAGCACCCTTATCTTGTAATAATTTATCGGCTGTCTTAGCTCCAACAGTAGGGCAACCTTTGTAGTTATCAGTCGAGTCACCAACTAGTGTCTGGTATAAGAACCAGTAGTTAGCTTCCTCTTCATCGACTTCAGTTACTTTACCGTCTATTAAATGGTAGGCTGGGATGGTTAACAGGTCTTTGTCTATAGACCAGATCACTGTATTCTTATCTGCACTGCCTAGTATTCCTAAAAGGTCATCAGCCTCTAACCTATCCTCAACTTTGCCGTTGTAATTATCTGCTAAATATTTTTTAGCAAAATTTAGAAGCATGGGTTTGCGTGTACCTTTACGATTAGCTTTATAATAAGGAGCTACATCTTTACGGTAGAGTTTGTCCCCAGACAAACAAGTGATAACTTTATCACATCCCGACTCTTCTATAATCTTAGACATAAATTCTTCCATAGAACCTATGACATCTTTCTCATGGGCATGGAGTGTCCATACACCGTTACCCCAATCTATTGGAGTCTCTGCAATAACAGCAGCTTTGTAAGCTACAATATCACCGTCTACTAATAGTGTCCTAGAACTCTTCATCGTCCTCTGCCTCCTTATTCATCTCTTTAATCATTCGCATACCGTGTTTTGCCATTTGGTAATCTATAAGTGATTCAATAGCCCACTTGACTCCAACGGCTACACTGACAAAAGCAAAGCTTGCAACCAGTATGATGTTCAATACGTTTATTTCCATATTTATACCCTGTGTTTCTGTAGTCTTAGCTTACGAGTAATAGGGTCAAACAGTAAGAACTGGACACCTAACTTCTTTTGTAAGGGAGTGCGTGAACTAGCATAGCTACCACGCTTAGTTTCTTTATTCATCTTCACATCAAACAAGTAAACTTCTCCATCCTTTATACCTACAATATCTACAGCTCCTGTTGAGCCAGCATTGTAGAACACTTCAAATCCTTCATCCCACAACCAAGTGATTGCATAAAACTCAGCAACATCTCCAAGCCTACTAGGACTAGTGAGTTTCTGCCCAACTTCTGCCGACATCGAACTCTGAGTCGAGAGGGCATTTGAAGTTGTACCGTTGTTCTGTCTGTTTAATTGCTTCTTTAGTGATCGCACCTATGTCATCCTCCAAGCCTTCCTTAACTATGATTTGAACTTCATCGTGAACAAACGCCACTATGGAAACTTCTTCCTTAGTGTAGCCTTTATCTCTTATCATCTTCTCAATGGTTGCGTACCACTGCTTGCAGACAATAGCTCCTGCCGATTGAAGTAATGTATTGAGAGCTGCATGGGGGTGACGTATAGGTATCAACCTACCATCAAGACCATTAATAAACTTCTCACCGTTCTGTGTTTCTAGTCGTAACTTAATAGCATCTGTTAACTTCTTGAGAGCTGGGGTCTTAGCTAGGAATCGCTTTTTAATTTGTCCGCCTTCCTTCGCTCCCTTGCCAATGATCTCTCCAATTTTTTCGTTGCCCGCTCCGTACAAGAAACCATAAATGAATGTCTTTGCTTGCGGGCGTGTAGCCAGCCCCGCTGCATTCTGGTTTGCTGTGTGTATATCACCTTCTAATATTTCCTTACCGTACTTACCACCGTCATACCTTGACATATAATGTGCAAGACAACGTAGCTCTAAACCACTAGCGTCTGCCCCCAGCAAGGAGTAGCCCTTCGGGGCATGAAATAGTTTGCGACATTCCTTCCCAAAGGCGGCTGTTCCAGATGGCACTTGAGCGACATTTGGATCGCTATGTGTACAGCGAGAAGTAACAGCCCCCATATGATTAACTCTACCATGTATTCGTCCTTTCTTTTCAAGCTTGAGCCATGCTTGTCTACCATTGCCTAGTTGTCCTAATCTTTTGTTTAGCATTAAGAACTCTGTTAACAACTTAGCTTCGGGCATATCAATTCCCGCCAAGATTTTTTCGTCAACTTTTGGCTCGCCTGATGGCGTAAACTCTTTTGGTGTCCAACCCTTTTTCATAAGCCTATCGGCAATCTGCTGTCTCGATGCAGGATTAAAAGGTATTGTCTTTGTTTTCGTTTTAAGCTCAACTATAGTCGGTTCTAAGGTGTTAACTAATTCAGTTTCAATCTCCTGCTTTCTAGCAGAGAGTTGTGTGTAAAGTTTTTGTGCCGC